TCAACAGTTTAGACAGCCGCGGAAACCCCGGCACACCAATCGCCGCGAGATTTTCCATGACGGAAATAAGCTCATTGATGATGAGCCAGATTGCGACCAGCAGGCCGCAAAAAAGCTCGATGTGCAGGTCGATGCCCGCCTGCACCAGGGCGCCGCGCAGCAGATAATCCACGCCCGCGCCGACCGCCACCATCGCCATGTAGCAGAGCTTTTTGAAAATACCTTTCACGCCGATGCGCGAGCTAAGCTGCGCCGTCATGTAGGCTTTGACCATACCGGTGACGTAATCGATCACCATCATGCACAGCAGCACGAGCACCGGCGCGGCCAGCTGCCCGCAGTATGCCGCGACCCCCGCCTCAACGACTGCCGTTACGGATTTAAGTACAGTTGCTTTGTTCATTTATTTTCCTCCTTAAAATTTTAAAGTTTATCCAGCCACACCGGCGGTGCGGGGATTGTCCGCGTCTCCGGCGCATCGAGCCAAGAGAGATACCAGTTCGCAAGCTCGACTTTTTGCTCGTCTGTGAGTAGGCTATACCACAGCTCGCCGCGATTGATATACACAAAGCACTCGGTTTCGCGGCGCCGCCGAATAATGGTTAGCTCCGCCGCATCCGCATCGGCCTTGAGCTTATCTGCATCGAGCACGAGCACACCGTCTTCAAGTTTGTACGCCTCCGGGTGCTGCTTAAAGTCCTCCAGCAGATCATCGGGCGCCTCTATCTCGACGCCGTCTACAAGCCCGCCGATGAGCGCATAGTTCTCGATATAGCCCTGATCGTTTAATGTTATCTGCATTGGTTTACTCCTTGTATCGATTTACGCCCCAGACCCAAGCAATTGAGCCGCCAGAAGGGTTGTTCAAAATCGTTATAGACGCATTGGAGCCAGATGAATCGCATTGATAGGCAAGCCATTTATCTGCGCTTGTAAGCCTCATGTGCGTGCCCCATCCAACTGGAATTATTTGCGTTACTGCGTCTTCATTGCTTCCAGCCCAGCCGCCAACGATCAAATATGCGTATTTCGCGCCATTTGCAATAGTTGCCGTGCCGTTTTTTAAGCTGCCTTCCCACAATGTTTCTGCTGTATGCGCGTTCGGCAATGTTCTCCAATCATACCATTGTCCATTGGTGAATGTACGATAATAAGTCATTCCCATATAAAATGTGAATCGCTGCAAGTAGGTATTGGTCGTAGACCTAGTGACTTCCATCGTACCATACCCAGAACTTGAAGGCCCATTTTGACAGTTAGAAAGATTTATCCAGTATGAGCCTATTATCGCTAAATCGTTTAAATTTCCAGAGTATACCCCACCTACAATAAAATTGTATAATGCATCGCCTCTGGTTGTCGCGCCAGTACCGCCATTAGCAATCGGCACGACATCATTATTTGTGAAAGAATAAGACCAGTAGCCGGACCATCCTATGTTCGGAGCATATTCCCGTTTCCATATTCTTCCTCTTTGCGGATAAGACTCATGCAATTCAACAACCGTGTTGTAGAAGTTGTTTACAGTATTATAAACTTGATACGTTCTGCGATAGGCATAAAATGGACCTGAGGTCACAGGGCTATTTTTTAGCGTTGACGCATCATCTGTGCCGAATGAGCAGTCATAATTCCATTCACCATACGGGTCTCCGGTGTTGATCAGTAGCAAATCATTTGTAGACTGATTTGTCGCTCCGCCATTTGCCACCCCTCCATTTACGTGCAGATTGCCCCGAATCCGCGTATTCCACGCCACGTCCAGCCAGTTTGCGAGCTCGGCCACTTTACCGATTGCAAACCCCAGACCTTTCGGCAGCACGCTCCAAATTACGTTTGGTACGCAGGCTGGCGGTAACGGTCGCGGTGTTGAACTTATCCGCGACGGTGATGCGCACGTCGTAGGTGTGCGACGCGGAAAGGGCACCGCCGATGACCGTCTTGCCGTTGTTCGTGAGGACCGTATCGTTGCTGTAGCTCGCGTCCGATGTGAGCTTATACGCCGCCTTAAGCGTTACGGTATTGCCCGTAATTGCACTGTACGACGCTTTGATCTCGATCGCGGCGTATGTACCGGCGTTTTTCTTCGCGCCGGTCGAATCACATCGATAAACAGAAAGCGATGATATACCCGGCTTATCGTAGGCGATGACCTCAATCGTGCATGTGGTCTGCGCCGTGCGTCCGCGCGAATCCGTGACGACCGCGGTAAACGTGATCTCGCCTGCCGCCTGCAAAATGCCGGTTGTAAGCGTGGATTCGTTTGACGACCAGCCGCCACCCGAAACGGAATACGACTTGATGCTGCTGCCGTATACGCCCGCTGCGCCGGATAGGCTCACGGCGGCTTTGCCCATGCCGCGCACGAACTGCCCCGTGCCGCTGGTGTCCTCCGTGACGGCTGCGGTAAGCTTTCCGGCCGAAGGCACAACGCTGCTTGGTATCGTGAGCGTGATGCTGACCGACTTCGTACCGAGCAATGTGCTGCCGCTGTACGTATCACAGTAAATAGTGCCAATACCCGAAGCTGCGTCGGGTATCCGGCTCGCGAGTGATACCGGCGGCGTCCAGCTCTTGCTGCTCGCAACGTTCTCCACGATTGCGGCGCTCAAACTCGGCTGTGTTGCAGGCTCCTGCCACGCGACTTCCAGCGTGACCGCGCTCCAGACGAGATACTCCGAAGCCGTCGCTGAATAAATGCAGAATGTGTCTTCGCCCGCCGCTATGTACGAGCTGAAGAACGTCGGTGTGAAGCTCAAACTCGCCGCGGCATATGCATGGAACCAGCCCGAAAGCGTGCCAATCTGGTTGCCGGCCTTGTGCCCCGTGCCGAGCGACGTGTTGATGCCGCCTTGCGATGCCGAACGGAAGAAATGCGCGGTCTTCTGCGCATTCTGGCCGCCCGCACGGTTCGTGACCGTAATTTTGACGCTGTTGATGATTTTACCTTTTAGGTTCGAGAGGCCCGGAAAGTACATGACGCCCGTGCGTGCCGAACCCGCGCCCCACGTGCGGCCGTCACCCTGCGCGCATGTGCCCGCATTGCCCCACCCATAGGTGTGGTCGTAGTAGTTGAGCTGGGCTTTATACGTATTTACCGCCATTTACACCTCTCCTTCGTAAGCAAAATCATAAGTGCCGCCCTCGCCGAAAGTATGCGCGAACGGGCCGTTGTCCGCATCGCCCATGACAAAGCGCGAGAGCACGTGGATCTCCGTCACGTACAGCGTGAGGTTCGAAATATACGCCACCTCCTGCCCGTTCTCGAAAAACGAAAGCTTGTCGTTCGCGAGCACCGCCGTGATAACGCTGTCCGACCGCCCGAGCTCCATCCTCGCGCCCTCGAACCGAATGTACTCTTCGAGCACACGTTGCTTCTTCGCCGCGTCGCCCTCAAGCTGGTCGATGAGGCTCTTCACTTGGCTGAACCGAATTTCGAGGTTGTCGGAGTTGAGCTGGATAACGGACTGCTTGACCTCTTCAAGCTGTTCGGTCGTCACCGCCGTATCCCGCAGCTCCCCCAGCGCGTCATACACGTTTTCGGTGGTGGTCGTCAGCTCAGTGCGGGTCTCCGTTACCGATGCCGTGATGCTGTCCATGTCCTTCCGCGCGTCGACCTTGTAATCGGTGAACTCCTGCCGCACTTTGTCTGTGCGCTTGTTGGTCTCGTCTCGCACAAGCTCGAGCTGCTCCCCTAAGTCTTTCCGTGCGTCGACTTGCTGCTCTGTCATCGTGCGGTATGAGGTGCCGAGCGTGTAGGTCGCATCCCCGGGCTCGTCCACCGGCAAATCGATCTCGGAGACAAGCATCGATATGGGCGTTGCGCTGCCCGGGCCCGAAAACAGGATCATGTCGCCGAGCTTAATGCGCTCAACGGAACTGTCTACAAGATGCAAATCTACTGCATCTACCTCAATACTGCCTCGCAGATATTTTGCCGCCTCTAAATCGGCATAGCCTGCATGCAGGAGGTTTTCGACCAGCGTGATGTCATTATGCACGACAACCTTATAAATCCAGCCCCATTTTGCCACCGCGTCCGCATCGTAGATATAATCTTTTCCGTCGTTTGCCGCAGCGATTGTAAGACGTGGCGTTACCGTGCCCACCTTGTCCTCGTCGAGCTGCGCACCGAGCGGAATAATGGCCGTCGCAACGTCTTCGCCGCGCACGGTGTGCAGCATGTCGAGCAGATTTGTGCTTGCGGTGATCCGCTGGCTGTTTACGTTGCCGTACTCCTTTAGGTAATCCAAATACCGCGTACCGTCCGTGCCGTAACGTATCACGAGATAGCCGCCCAGACGGTCAAGGAGCTTATCTTGCAGCGTGTCCATGGTGCTTTCGTAGTCCGATTGCCGGTACACGTTGTCGGTGCTGTTTGTCACGGTGACTTGTCCCACGGTAAAGCGTCGGCTTTCGTCCACCTGTGCGTTATGCAGTTCGATAAGCTTCGCAAAGTATGCCGCCACCGTCATGTCATGGTACACCGTCAGCGGCTGCACGCTGTCGTTTAGGTAAGCGAGCTCACCCTCGACCTCGATTTTCCGCGTGCTGCGCAAATCCCACTCGTCGTTGAGCGCACGCCCGCGGAACAAAATTGCATCATCCTGCCACAGCGTTACCACCGTATCGAGTTTTGCGATTTTGTCTGTGTGCGGGTGCGTCAGCGGCACCGAAAAGGTGAGCAGTCCGGCTTTGTTCACGTCCGTTTTGCACGTCGGCGAGATGAGCTTTAAATCCGGGCTGCGGGGATCGTATAACGTATAGGTTATACCGCTGCGGTTTTGGGCTGTAATCCTAAACAAATCACAGCACCCCCTCGCGCCAAGTCAAAACGACGTTGCCCGTGCCGGTCACAGTGACGTTATTCGCACCGGGCAAAAGCAACAATTCGGGGATTTTTACAGCCTTTCCCACCTGCGCGATGCTGTATGCTGCGCCGCCGTTGAGCGCCACCGTCATGCCTTCCACCGATGCCGTGAAGGTCGGCGAGACGATCTCGTCGCCGCTGTTTAAAACTGCCGTCGTGCCCGCGCCGCACGAAGCTGTGCTCTCGGTCTGCGCGTATTTGTACGGGT